ATCGGAAGGATTCTCGTCGGCGGTGAACCAGTCAAAAATTGGTCTTCATTATTTCGGAGGGTCCTATGATGCAACGCGCATTTGGGAAGTTCTCTCGTGCGACACAGCGTTGCTGATGCCTGCACAACGGATTCGAATCCCGGAACAGCCTCTTGTCGACGATGCGTATGAGCAGCTCGCGGACGACTTTTCAGACCTTGAGGACAAGATTCTCGGGCTCCTGGAAAACGACCGATGGAAGGAAGTGGCCGCGCGAGGGCGAGCCGAATACGCAAAATACCATACCAAAGAGAAGTGCTGCGAGTACTACTACGACAAGGTTATATCCCACTGTTTTGAATGACCTGACGCCAGACGAACACACGAGGAGCCGGCGCGGGAGGGGGAGGAGGGGCAGGAGGCGTGAACGGAGGAGGCATCTTGATTGACCAGAGCTGAGGAGGAGGAGACTCGAGCTCTCGAAGCCAAAAGTTCTCCGTTACAGGCTTTCCTTCGACGCGCCCTACGTACATGTCATTTGACCATTCGAACGGGAACTCGATGGTTCGCTCTCCGTACTGAATGCATCCGTTGCTGTGCGTAACCAGAAGGGAGGGGAGCACAAGCGGATAAATAACATCAACCAGAAAGTTCTGGTCAATCCCAAAGCCTCGGATGTCGGATGCGTCGCCGCTTCCACAGTGAATCGGCTGCCAAGCCTCATAGAGCGAACGAATCGACGTCTTGAGAAGACCGTGGCGAAGACCCCACGTCCCTGCTGCGATTCGAGTGGTGTGATGCGGATGGTCGCGAATGACATGGGCGAACGACTCCGACTGACTTAGAAAGTTCTGAATGGCCCAGCGGTCCTTCCAGTGCACACGGCTGTCTGCATCGCGAAAGAAGACAACCTCGACGCCTGGTTCATCTGCCGCAAAAAATCGGTGAACCGTCGTTTCATACCCAAGTGTATGTGTTCGCCGCGCAATGACCGAGGGATACTTGGAACACAGATGATGTTCGAACCATTCCGGAACGTCGTCTGCAAGGTAGACGAAGACGCGCCATCCGGGGAAATGGCGTTCAATCAGTCGAATGTTCTCCTCCAGTCCGTCGTAGTATCCCCCCGGAATACACTGGACTTCTTCGGTCATAAGACCACTGTCATTCTCAAACCGGTTGTTAATCGCTCCTACCGGTCCAAACAAACAGAAGGAGAAGGCGTGGACCATTATCTATCTGTCTCTATCATTTCGCATATAAGTTCTTCAAACCGCACAGACGGAGTCCATCCAAGTGCTTGACGGATTTTGGTGGAGTCCCCGCAGAGGTAGGTAACATCGTTCGGCCGCATGAACTCCTTGCTCTGCTGAACCCAGACTCGCCCTGTCGAATCGACAGCTTGTTCGAGACCTGTCTCGGGGTTTCGGTTCCACTCGAACGACACGTTCAGCCGACTGAGGACAATCGCGATGACCTCGCGTACCGAATGAACTTCTCCGGTGGCCACGACCCAGTCGTCGTAGTGGTCAGCTTGTAGGATGCTCCACATCGCCTCAACGTAATCGCGTGCATGCCCCCAATCCCGTTTGGCATCAAGGTTTCCGAGCTGAATCGGGTCCGTGCGGCGCCCTGCAGCGAGGTCACACAGTCCCTTGGTAATCTTTCGTGTCACAAACTCGGTTCCGCGGCGAGGGCTTTCGTGGTTGAACAGGATTCCGTTCGAGACAAACATCCCGTACGACTCGCGATAGTTGCGAGCAATCCAGTACGCATAGAGTTTGGCTGTCGCATAGGGAGACCTGGGCTTAAACGGAGTCGTTTCCGACTGACGCTCACTACCCGTCGTATCGCCATAGAGTTCGCTCGTCGATGCCTGGTAGATGCGATACTTGTCCCGATGGACAGACTGGCGGACGCACTCAAGAATCCGCAAGAACCCCAGCCCGTCGCTCTGGGATGTATAGTCCGGGACATAAAAGGAGACGTGGACGTGAGACTGCGCCGCCAGATTGTAGACTTCACACCGTTCGTACTCAGGAAGCAACCGGTCAATCTCAGAAAAGACGTTGTGAATGCTGATTCCGTCAACCATGTCAATGTACCGCACGCGAAGCTGACCCTTGATGGCATCAAGAAGTCCGAGCGTATCCTGCGACGACCGGCGAACGCACGCATAGACAACGTATCCCTTCGCAAGCAACAGCTCGCAGAGATACGAACCGTCTTGTCCGTTCGCTCCGGTTACGAGAGCAACCCGTTTCATTAGATGAACTTATACTCAGGTATTAAAACCCCCGTATTTCGCGCATAACACTGCTTCACGGTTGCCTTAAGCGTGAGGTAACATGCAAGACAGTAGAAGGAGCTGTCGACAGTATGAATCTCCTGCGCATTCTCCAGAACAAGAACGTAATCCATGAACGGGCGGTTTACGAACGTCTGTGCCAGAGCATGCCATTGGTGTCCCTCTGGATACGGATTGACATTCGGGTCGATGGTCAGAATCGCGTCTTTGTCCCAGGTAATGAGGGGAGTAAACGCATCCGACGACCGTTGCTGAGTAAAGATGTAGGGAATGTCCTTCAGAGGTGCATACAGCTCTGCTGCGCTTCCGGTGCGTGGAACGTTGAAATAGAGATGACGAATCGAGGGGTCCATGCCCATGTCCCGGTAGAAACAGTGGGGAAGCTCCTCAAACCCTGTGCGCGGATACGCATAGAACCCGCTGCGATAGACCGCCGTAAAGTCGGACGGATTGTACTCGAGACATTCACCTGCAGATGTCGAAGAAGGAGACTTTAGATACGCCCCCGAAATCGCAACGAACTTGATGGATGGCATGTCTGCGTACATTGCCTTCACGCTGTCCAAGTTCCCATATCGAACCGGTAGAAACACCTCATCATACTGAAGGGCGAGGAAACGAACCGCGCCGTTCAGTCCGATGTGGTCTCCAAGGCCAAGATGACCAATAAACAAGGCGCGGCGGGGACTGTATCCCTTCTGTTCACGAAGGACAGACTGAGAGAGTTTGTTGACGGCATCTTTGATACGAAACCGCATATCGTTCTTATTCAGTATGTCTATACATTTTTGACCTTCAGGAGACGGCATTGCGCGTATCTCGTCCTGCATGTCCCAAATCTCTTCATTCACCATCCGGAGCAACCGATAGTGATAGGCATAGGTCTTCAGAAGGTCAGGACCCAGCGTCTCAGAGAGCATGTCGTATTCGCGCTTGCTATCCGCGGCATTGCGAATCTTCCTGCACTTGATGTCGAGAATGGTAAGCTTGTCAAGCGCTTCTCCAACGGAGACCGGAACCGTGACTTGCATTACTCGAGGTCCATAAAATAGACGGTTTCGGTTTCCCGCGTGGTGCGGAACCCGTGACGCCGGTACAGCGAAATCGCTCGAGCATTTGTCTTGTCGACGCTCAGGCGCAGTGGAATACCGGCCAGTCGAGCATACGAAATCACGAAGGTCAGGAGAGCCGTTCCGACCCCTTTTGCCTGCGAAGACGGAAGAACGCAGAGACCAACCCACCGGTCATCGATGTGGGCATATCCAATCGGGCTGTCTCCGTCCATCGCCAAGAGTGTCAGTGTATGTGCTGCAAGCGAGTCCTGGATGGAGCGTTTTGCAAAGTAGCGAAACGTCTCTGGCATCGGGTTGCAAAGGAACTCTCCGAGACTGTCTCGCGTTGCCCGCACAATCGGAACGTATGTTCCTCGAATCGCCTGTCGGACTGCGTTCTCGATAAAGACCTGGTCAAACACCGTGAGCGAGGGAGAAGATGGCACCATGCAGATGTCGTCGGTGTACGGTCCAGATGCGGAAGAAGAAATCGCCCGAAGGTGCTTGTGCCGATGAATGTCGTAGAACATCGGCCGGGTGTCCACGCCAAACATGGCCAACCGAGGCAGCAGTTCGGCATACTGTGTTCCGGGCAGACGAAGCACCATCATCCAGAGTCCCGTCGTAGCAACCGCATCTCCAAAGAGCACTTTGTAGCGACGGGCAACCTCTCGCTTGCGCGCCAGAATTGCGTCGATGTCTTCCATCTGGGCATAGAGGAGTGCTGCCTGCACATTTGTCATCCGGTAGTTGTAACCCAACACGTTATAGATATAGCGCTCGTGTGTCATTCCGTGATGGCACGTCGCATACACGAACTCATAGAGCTCGCGGTCGTTCGTATACCAAATCCCTCCCTCCCCTGACGTGATTATCTTGTTCGCAAAGAAGGAGACCGCCGCACAGAGAGACGCAGAGCCGGTCACACGATTGCCGTACTGCTCAAGGAATGCCTCACACGCGTCTTCTACGAACACAAGGTCCGGCCGAATCTGCTGCAAGCGCGGAACATCCACCACGTTTCCGACATTGTGAACGACAACCACCGCAGAGTTTGGCTCAAGCGTGCGGATATACGCTTCGTCTACGCGCATGTTCAGGGTTGCGGGGTCCATCTCCAGAACAGAGAGCATCGATGCCGGATACTCATACAGAGCCGCATTCCACACCGCGACAAATACGTTGTTCGGGACGTAGATGCGCCGAAGCGAAGGGTATCGGAACTTGAGGGCTTTGTAGAGAAGATGGGTTGCGCTTGTTCCGTTGTTCACAAGGACTACATACGGGACCCCCAGACGAGTCTCGAATGCCTTGGCTGTTTTTGCGATGTAGTCTCCCTGTGAACTCACCCACCCCGAGTCGAGACACCCGTGGGCAGCTCCGACGTAAGGCTGGAGTTCAGGCGTGTAGATTGGATACTGCATCGTCTGCCTTTACTTCCGAATACGATTTAAGCTTGTGGTTTACAACGTTTCGATACACGTGGATGTGACCAGCCACCCGCTGAAGGGTCGTATGCTTCATGAGGTGCTGCCCAAGCTGTCGAGTTGGAATGGGCACGTCCGGTTCGTTGTCTGGATTGAAGACGAACGACCGATACTGGGGAAGACTTGTAGGCGTGCAGATTCCAACCAAGTCGGACACGTTCTCGTGAGGAACGTCCCAGTTGAATCCCTCAATGTAAGGATGATTGGCAATCAACAGTACGGTGTTTGGGTCTGCCACGCGCATCGGAAGAATGACATCCTCAAAGAACCAGACATCAGGACGAATCCGAATGATGTAATCGTAGTGGACAGACGGGTCCACCAAATCAAAGGAGCGAGAGATACCCGTATACATGGACACCTGGCGGTCTTTCCATGTTTGCGGCGCCATTGAGCGCTTGTCAAGACGATACCGACGCGGCTTCAGAATCTGAATGTAGTCGACGTTTGGAACATTCGGATACGCCTTCCAGGAGTTGTCGACCCCAAGCTCATACGGTGTTGTCTGACCGGCGTCTTTCCAGGTGTGCATGTAGATGTGCACCTCATGGTCTCGAAACAGGCGAGTGCGATGATTCTCAAACGTCTTCGCAATGTCTCGGGCCTCTCCACTATAGCAGATTGCGAGTGTTAGAGGCATCTTGATAGTGAGCCAAGAAATAGTCAAGGTCTTCTGGAACCCCGATTCCCCACATGCGCTTGCACGGAAAGATACCAAACAAGTGTCCATCTGCAATCGCCTCGTTGAAGACGGGAACGACGTAGAACTCGTTGTTCACACGGATGTTCTTCGCAATCATCTGCTCGGCATAGCGAACAAAGTCTGACCCACGACGCCACACATAGAGACCCGTGGTGGCATGGTCTGAAAAGGGGTCCTTCTCGCGAACCTCGGTCACGATTCCACTGGCATCCGTCTTGGCATACGACCACTTGGGGTTTCGATGTCCATCGAACGTCGAAATGAGACCCGAGAGATGAGCCTTTGCGGGATTGTACAAGAAGTCGAGCATCGCCCCCAAGGCAGTGTGTCCCTCAAGAAACTCGATATACTGGTCGCTGTTGATGATGAGGAGGGGGGCGTCTGCATCAACGACGTCTTTCGCCTTGAGCACGGTGCAGGCAGCGCCTTCTGTGACTGCATCAATCGCAATGACACGGCATCCGGGGGAGATGCGCTGAAGATACTCCGTTGCCGAGTACGTCTCTTCGAACTCCTTGCGAATGATGAACGTATACGAAGCAGAGAGACCGACATTGCGAACAACCCAAGAAATCATAGGAGACCCAAACACGGGAATAAACGGCTTCGGGTCCTTGTACCCCGCTGTCGCAAAGCGACTGCCGTTTCCGGCCATCGGAATGACAACGTTCACAGACTGCATGAGGTTCGACCCTGAAGACGCAACCGCCTCCTCGACGAACTCGGCTGTCAGGGCAGACGGATGCGGGACCCTCCAGACACGTGCTCCCGAGGCAACCGCAGCACGCAGTCCTGTATACGAGTCCTCGAAGATAAGTGTGTCGGAAGGCGGAACACCCGCAACCTCCATGCAGCGAAGGTACATGTCTGGGGCAGGCTTCGGGGTTGCGACATCTTCGTTCGAAAGGACACCGTCAAACAGACCGCGAATCCCTTGATTCGTGAGTACAGATTCCACCGTGGCGCGAATGCAGTTCGATGCGCACCAGAGCGAAATCCCTCGCTCGCGAAGCGACGTCAGGACAGCCTGCAGGTCCGGGCGGGACTGGACGGTCTTCATCGCCTCAACCGTAAGACGCTGCTTCAGGGCGAAGACCGCGTCTTGCAGTGCAGGCGCAAGTCCAAGCCGGCTCAGTTTCGAGCGAGTGCTCAGACCATTGTAGAGAGTTTCATGGTCTGCACGCGAAATCATGGTCCCGGTATACTCCATCAGCGCCGCATTCAGCGTATTGAAGTGAATGTCGCAAGAATCGAGGAGAACCCCATCCAAATCAAAAATGACAAGTTTAGGCATTGTTAGTTGTGGATGAATAAACCATGAGAATTATCGCGCATCGCGGCAACCTGAACGGTCCAAACCCTGCAACCGAAAACAAGCCGGACACCATCCGCGCGGCGATTCGAAAGGGGTTTGATTGCGAGATTGACGTCTGGCTTGTCAATGGGACGTACTACCTTGGTCACGACTACCCCGAGACAGCAATCGAGTTCGAGTTTCTCGAGTTCTTTTCCGAACACCTCTGGATTCACTGCAAGCACTTGGACTCTCTTGTGGCACTTCGGTCTCGCTTCAACTGCTTCTACCACAACAAGGACATCTACACCCTGACGAGCCGCGGTCACATCTGGGGGAACATCAACAGCCCTTGCCATCCTCAGGCGATTCAGGTGATGCCAGAAAAGAGTGGGGTGTTTTCGCTGAATTGCTACGGCATTTGCACCGATTATCCGATGCGGTATTTACAACTAACCTCGAGGTAGAACACAATGATATCAGGAAAAGCGTTCGCGGATGTCTGCAAGTGGGTTGTTGACGTACGGTACCCGGACCGCGCTTCGTTTCAGCCAAAGACAGCCTCAAACGGAGACTGGGTGTTCGTAAATGGAGATTATTTCGAGATGCTGATAGCATCCCTTCAGCAGGCTCGACCGATTGGTCCGATTCGCGTGCAGCCTAAGCGCTTCGTCTTTGTCATTCACAATACGGATACATCGTTTGATGAGGCAAAGCTCAGGCGGTTGTTGCCGCATGCGCTTCACATCTACGCAATCAATACCGTGGTCGAGCATCCGACGCTCACAACCATTCCACTTGGGTTTGTGGACAGGCAGTTGCCATTGCTGGCGTCGTTCGTTCGACCCGACGTCCCGCGCGATATCGAAGTCTACGCAAACTTCACGATTTCCACGAATCCTGAAAAGCGTCAAGCGTGCTTGGAGGCATTTCCCGATGCCACTGTTCGCGAAAACCTAAGCGTTCCGGACTATTATACTGACCTCTGCAGGTCAAAGTTCGTTCTGTCTCCGGTAGGAACGGGTATCGACACCCATCGAGTGTACGAGAGTCTATTCTTTGGAGCGATTCCGGTGGTTCTTCGGGATACTCTTCCAACTCTCTATTCCAAGCTTCCACTGTGCGTTCTTGACAAATGGACGGACCCACTGTATGTCCCGGAGTCCAAACCCTTTCAAACCAGCCCACGCGCCTATCTAACGCCGTAGACGCAGGAAAGACAGATGCTTTGCTCGAGGGGGAGGAGGGGCTAGGAAAACGGCCTGGAACTGTTTCATTACAGCAGATGGAGTATACTGCATATATCCATTGTTTGTCATGTCCTTTCTCCACTCGGCCGTTTCGAAGACTCGCATAAGCTCTTCGAGATTCGAATACAGCGAACACTTGTCTCCCAGTATGTCTATATGGGCTCGCTCCGGAGAAAGACTGTATGTTACAATTGGCTTGCATGCGAGAGCGAATTCTCCGCACGCAAGTCCAAACGTTTCGCCACGAGTTCGTGCGTGGAGCATAACGTCACACGTATTCACGAACTTCCGCTTAACTCGCAGGTCGGTCGTTCGAGGAAGGTACAGAAGCCGAGGGTGCTCTGCAAATGGCTTGGTGTTCATCGTCACACAATACATATTCGGATATCTTTCAAGCAGCATAGGGATTGCGGAATGCACGAATTCGATGTCAAATGAATCATAGGAACCGTGACGGCCAACGACAATCGCATCCTCCGGAATTCCAAGCTCTTCGCGAAAGGTCTCGGTCGTTTCCTCCACATAGACCATGTACGGAACAACCGGAACATTTGTGTGGTACAGCGTGTTCAAGGACGAACTAATTGCAGCGTATACATCTCCGTGCGGAAACCGTGTCTCGAACACGGCGTGGACACAGCACTTCCGAGCCTTGCTCACGTACCAATCGACTTCTCCTGACTTCTGAACATAGACGACATCCGCATTCTCTCGAGTGACAACCGCGTCGATGTCTGCTTGCGTTGAAATGAAAAACACCGGAAACCGTTTCTGAAACTTATCGTAGATTTCCCCATGCGTGGCCCGAAGGTCGCGCGTGATTACGATTGAGGAATTGCCCAGAAGGACTTCGTTAAAGTGCGCATAGTCATACAGAGACACGTCGGTTCCTCCGTATGAAATGTGATTTGTGACAAATGCAACTTTCATTGCGTTTTCCCTACAACTGTTTTTGGGTTTCCAAACACAGTTGTGGGGGTTTCCCCCCTTTTGTATTTGCTTTTGAATTTCAGACCTTTACTCCAAACCTCACGCTTAGTTGGAGTAGGCGAGGCCACCCATGCCGGACATGACGCGGAGCACGTTGTAGTTCACGGCGTAGACGCGAACCTGCGCGGTGCGGCCCGAGCGGACAGTGTTGACGGACACCGTGAGCTGGAGGGTCGCCTTGTCGATACGGGAGAAGTTGCAGGTGCCGCTGGGCTGGTGCTGCTCCGGCTTGAGGGCGAAGGAGTAGACGTTGATGCCCGGGGTCGGGGTGCGAGTGTGGTGCTGGTAGGGCTGGACAACGCTGAAGTAGCGGCCCTCGCGCTCCGTGAAACGGTCCTGGCCGTTGAGCTGGAGCTTGGCGACCTCCACGGGGTTCTTGCCAGAGCACTTGACACCGGAGTCGAGGATGACCTTGGCGAGGAGGTAGTTGGTGGTGTCCGCGAAGACCTCGTCACCCGCATCGGAGAGGGAGTCAAGCCAAGACGCACCGGCGAGGGAAGGACCGACAGCGATACCGATACCGGGGAGGTAAGGGCCAGAAGGACCGTCACCCGAGGTGGTAGGAACCGCGAGGGTAGACGCACCGCCACCGAGGGAGCCGCGGGCGAGGACGTCCATGACGATACCCTCCGTGGTGAAGTCGTCCGTGTAGTTGAAGGGCTGGCAGCCGTTGACCTCCGAGATGAAGTTCTGGTTGGGGGTGCAGTCGACGAACGAGTCACGCTGGACAACCCACACGAGCTCCTTGACAGGGTGGTTGAAGTTCAGCTGAATCTTGTTCGAGCTGGACGTGATGGACTCGGCACCGGTGTACTGGAGCTGCTCGATGAGGTACTCGTGGGTCTGCTGGGCAAAGCGGCGGCGCTCCTCGGTGTCGAGGTAGATGTAGTCGATGTAGAGGGAGGCAGCCGTGAGGGACTGGATGGCAGTGG